GCCTTGCAGAGCTGGTAGCATCCGTCCCGGCAACCATCGCATCATATCGCCTCCACAACTACCCGGCGTAGTATTCGACGTGCGCCTTCGCTGTGCCGGATGCGGTGAAGACCTTCATCGCGGTCAGATTGGACAAAGGCCCAACGATCCAGTGCTGGCCGTCCTTGACAAAGCCTGGACTCGCAGCGCTGGCAGCCCCGGATCCGGGATTGATCGCATAATACACATCGCCGCCGTTGGCCGCGATTGCAACCATGTTCGCCCCGGATGGGATGGTGCAAGCCGTCGATGTCCCGTTGGGGGTCAAGGTCTCGCCGCCTTTGTAAGCCAGCGGCTCGACCGCCACTTCTTGATAGTATTTTCCGTCAGATGCTTTCATTGCCCTCGTCTCCTCCAAATCAAATTCGCGCCATAGCGAGCGCTGTCAATGGCATGGTTATTCCGGTCCGGGTACTCGCTGATGTAATTCCCGTCCGGGTCCTGTTCATACTCGTATTCCAGGAATTCCTCGGCCGCATACGGGCAGCGCTCTGGGTCGATCACGATCGCGGTCAGGCCCTGCATCCACTTGATCGAGTAAGTCACACTCTCTGGCCCTTTTTCGGCCCCCCGCGCCGAAGCCCCATATTCCCGGAAGTCCGCCACACTCTTGGGTTCGGCGCTGTCGCAGATCAACAGGTCCTCCGGCGTCAACCCGTACTCGACCAGGGCGTCGTACAGCGCCCGGTTCGAGGCCTTCCACCTGCGCACCTCGCCGAAGATATACAGGACCCGCCGGGCGGCGTCATAGTGCATGCGGGTGTAATGCGCCGGGTCCGGGTAGTAGCCAAAGTCAAGGCCGTGCAATACCCGGTCGAACTGAGCGATTTCTTCGTCCGTGATCTTTCGGATTTGGACATTCTCGAAGACCAGGCCACCGGCTGAATTCGCCACGCCCAGGTACTCATGCTCATAAGCGCCTGGATTGACGATCTTCAAGTGCTCGGCCTCTTCGACAAAAACCTTACCCAACCAGCGCATGCGGTTGCCCAGGTCCAGGTAGGTGCTTTTGTGCTGGTACTGGGTCTCCTTGGGGATGCGAATATATTTATTGGCCCAGTTTGCCAACGTGCGCGGCGGGTTGAACGATTTGAATATATACGCCAGGTCTCCGCCCCGGATCGCCGACTGCTCGATATTGCGCACCGCCTCAGGCCCGTGAAATTGGTCCAGCTCCTCGAACCAGGCGATCCCGATGTAGCCGAAGGCGGGCTTGATCGACTTGATCTTGCCCGGCTCATCCGCGCCCCGGAAGAATATCTTTTGCCCGGTCGGGAGATAGGTAATCTCCAACGGCGAGGTTGTGCATTTGAACTCGTGCTCGATCCCCAGCTCTGTGATCGCCCAGACCAGCTGCGAATAGACGCTGTCGCGGAGCGTGTTCGCCACCTGGCGCAGGGCAATCGCGTGCATGGTCGGGTTGTTCTTGATCAGGTAGATCATGAGCAAGCTGACCGTGGTCGACTTCGCCGAACCTCGTCCGCCGTAGAACAGGTATTCGGTGTGATTATGCTCCTGGATGTCGTCGTAGGCGTCGATGAAGTTTGGGGCCAGGACATCGGCCGGCAGGCTGAAAATTCCTTCTCCGGCTTTTACAGGTTCTTCCGGGCGGTCGCCGGTCAGGTTGTAATGCTTGGCGAGGATCTGTAATGCGTTTTGCTTGTTGTACAGCTCAATGCCGATCCCGTTCTTCGGGCTGTCCGAGAATTTATGCAACAGGTGTGAATACTGCGGATCAGTCAGCTTGTGGGTGTCGATCGCTGCATGCCGGACCAGGTAACTGATACGCTTCTCGCCGGTCGGGTTTCCTTCCCGGTCAACCAGGTCGACCTCTTTAGTCTCCAGGATGTCGTAAGTCGGAAGCGGGTGGAAAGTCCATTCTTCGACGATCTTGAAGAATATCCCAAGATCGGCTTTGGCCTGTTCGGTTATGCGAATAAGCACTTCGTCGGCGCTCATCGTCTTTTCGGTCAGGCGAGCCTGGATCGCCTCGGAAATCTCAACATTCTTCAACAGTCGGGCGCCCATCGAATAGGAAGTATTTGACGAATAACCGGCGCGCAAAGCCGCCTGAGTGGCATTGAAGTCAGTCAGGTACTCTTCGACAAACGCCTTCTGCTTATTCGATAGCACCAAAGTTATTCCTATCCCGGCCCCATCCCGTCACACATCCCGCGGCCGTGCGTGGCCGCCCCGCCGGAGATTCTATACTGCTTTCGTGTACCAGCTTGCAATCCAGATCGACTTACCAACCTGGAACCACGGGCGATTCATATTGTCCACGCCCTGCCCTTGCACGTCAAAGCGAGCGCCGTTCCAGGTGAACCCGATCACGTCTCCGAAGATCTCACGTCGCATCCTCAGACTCTCACCTTCATCCAGACCAACGATTTCGACTTGCGCCGGGGCCTCTACTGGAGGTTCGACGGGAGGGGCGGGTGGCTCTGGCTCAACATGCCCGCCGCCGATTGCATCCAGCCAATCCATTCGGTCGTGGTTGAGAATCCAATCCATCGACCAAAAGCCACAACCGGGCAAACTGTAATCATTTACAGCGGCCATGAATTCGGTAAAGTCTGTAACCGTTGGCTCCCAGGAGCCAGCTCCGTACGCTGCGCCAATCGGGATAATTGGGCGAATATCGCTGTCAACGTCATCGTACTCGGCAATGCAGCGGTCCAATTGTTCGGCAGGATTGTGGCTGCCAACCCAATACATCTGAGGGGCAATCAGATTACTCGACTCATGGTTCACAAACTGACTGAACGGGAATTCCCGGTGCAATGTCGGGAAACGATAAGACGATAACCCAACTGGCTGCCGGAGAGTAACCCCCGCGCCTCGCAGCTGGTTCATGTAGGTATTGGCAGAGCGAACCCGATCAGGAGAAGTTTTCCACAATGCACCCTCGGATGTCACCTGCTCGGCATCAATCAACAAGTGATCCAGGTGCAGTTTCTGATACCGCTCTCCAGCTACGCCGGCTTGAGCGCCAGGGTTCATGGTTGGCAGTGGATAAATAAAATGCCATCCTCCCACGGAAATCCCGGCATCCCTTAGCTCGGCAATAACCTGAAGCAGGAAAGCATCATTACCAGACCATTTACCATCCTCTCGAATCTGGTTGTGCTTATAGGTTCCATCAGCAACCTTGATACTGATCCAGCTCGCCTTGGCGCGACGTAAGGCTGCTATCAATCGATTTACAGGTAAGCAGTCTGCCAGTTTCCAGATATAAAATCCTGTTCCGCTAATCATCTTCGCCACTCTCCTTCTTCATTCGCCACCACAGCCGGTTCTTGCCGTCCTTCACGCGCTTGATCTTCCCCAAATCGTACATGCGCTCCAGCCTGGCAGCTGTTGATGATCGGGACAATCACACGGTTGGAAGCCTCTTTTGCAATTTCGGCCATGTTAAGGTGCGATCAACTCAACGGTATGGGTGAGAATTGCCCAGATCAGCGCAATGATCGAGCTGCCAAAGGCGATTGCCAACCAGGTCAAGATTTTGTTCGTATAAACCAACGGGCGGACCGAGTCCGTTAATTTCTTCATCGCGTCGTCCATCGCATCCAGACGCAGCTTCAGCTCATCGATGCGTTTGTGAGCATGTTCGGCGCGCCCAACTACCTCGGCGTGCGAACCGGAGTATTGGCTGGCGAATTTTGAAAAATCACTGGCGTTGCGCTTGATGTCATCCGCCATACCGTCAACTTTTTCGATGACGTTGTTGATTTTTTCCAGGAGGACTGCATTGCTGATCGGCGGCGCTGGCATGCTCACACCTCGACGACCGGCTTTTTGAAATATTGTGAGACAAAATCATGCAGCCAACTGGCCCCCCGGCCAATCCCAAGGCCGGTCAGGATGTAGCCAACCACCGAAACCTGGATCGGCGATGGCGCTCCAACCGCCTCGGAGATTACCTCCGCCAGAAGATAGATCAAGTCAAGCTGATAAAAGATCGCCAGGCTGACCCCCACCCCGGCTGACAGGTACATCAGCAGCCACTTGTAGGGTGTAAGTTTGGGGATCTTGTCGAACGGGATCCCGAATAGATATTCGGTAAAACTCTCCGCCAGATAAGCCAGAGCAAAGATGACCGCCAGGTAAACCATTGCCATAAGCATTGTGGACCTCCTGAAACGTAAAACGCCCGGCGCATCTCCCGAATGGGATAAATGCGCCGGGCGCTAATCTCCGGCAATCCTCCAACCAGGATGGAGGTTGCTCAATTGCCTATATCATACAGGATTTTTCAAGAAGATGCAATAGTAGATTTGTATTTTTTCGATACAGTTTCTATGTCCTGGCTCAGCGGTCCTAAATCGAAAAAGTCATTCCTTCGCCCCCAGGCATAAGCAGGTCGATCTCCCCCACCAGCTCGCCGTTCGTTTCCTCTGCTCTTATCTCGCGTATAAACGACCGCAAGAGCAGCTGCTTTTTACGAAAATCGCCGCTGTCGATGATCACCAGACCTTCCCGTCCAGGGCTGCCAGCACTCTGGGCAGGTTGACGTCCGAGCGCAAAGCCCAAGCCGCTCGGCAGAATGCCAAGAAGGGCGGCTGGCCAAAGGGAAGGCCCAGACGAAAGCCATAGACAAAGGGAATGCCGTGCCGGTCAGGTTGGCAGAAGCGTTTGCAGAGCATTTTTATCAATTCACCTTTTGGTCAACTACTTCCCGCTAAAGCGGGAAGCTTGTCCCTGGCGCTACGCCGCTGAGGGCGCATCCGAGACGTATGGCGGGTTCCGTTCGGTCAATTTGAATAAAGCTATTGACAAGCTAGGTAATACGTGTATAATGACTATCATTGAAAGGATCAAGTGTATGAACGATCAACCAACCCTTCAAATATCAGTAGCGAAGAACTACTCCCTGACGATGACTCACATCGCCAAGGTATCCGACCTGGCGCAGCGCCTGGGAGTCTCCCAGGGCGAAGTTGTGCGCAGGGCTATCGACCTGCTCTATCAGGCCGAGGAAGACAAAAAGGATCAATCGTCATGATTACCCAAATTTGCGAGATTCACTTTGTGGAACGTCACGACGGCTCAGAAGGTCGCCTTTTCGACGGCTACCTGGTCGGAATGACTAATGTTTTCCCTGATAACCAGCGCTTTGCGATGACTCCCAAACAGGCTATCGCCTGGAAGGTTGACATCGAGCGCCGCGCTTGGCAATGGTCGGAAGCCCAGAAATTCCGCATGGATGGATCGCCCTCCGACACCCGAGCAGAAACAAAGGTCATTTTTGACAATTTTAGCTAAGAGAGGAGCGACATGATGAATTACCAGCACTTTGATTTCGTTGTCGAAGGAATGACCCAGGATCAGGCGGGAGCCTTGTTCGATGTAATCCTGGCGTACGTGGAGGCCCTCGACCTGAATTTGGGCGGTGGGGTCCACGAAACCACGGACGATGATTATCCCGAGGTGGAAGATGTGCAAGAAAACGCTGAATGAATGCCGCACCCACGAGGACTTCGTTAGCTACGGAAAGCATCGCGGCGGTCGCGTTGTGAACGGCGGCAGGCATAC